CGTGCAATCAATCCCACGATCTTTGCATTACCTTCCATTTTTCCTTTGTATCCGAAGAAGAAACTGCACGCAAAACTAACGTAGAATGATAGACCTTCAGTAATTTGCGTTGCAAGAACAGCGTCAAAGATCTTCTGTTTCTGAGATTTACTATCATCGTTACCTAATAGAACGTCATAAGACTTGGCTGCCTTTTTAGCTCTACGAACAATCTCTTCGTCTTCTAAGATAGAATCGAAGAATTTAGTAGCATCTTTTACTACGTTTTGTAAGATGTATGTGTATGAATAGCTATGAACACATTCAAAACGCTTCCAAGTGTTCATACAAATTTCTAACTCTGGATTAGAAACGTAATTGCTCATATTAAAGATACTACGACTTAGTAAGCTATCTGTCATAGTTTGCCATTTAAGGTTACTATTAAAGATATGTAACTCAGTTGGAGTTAAATTTTCGTAATCGTTACGGTCTTTAGCTAAAGATACTTCTTCTGGTAACCAATGATATTCTTCTTGCTTTCTCCAAAGTTCAAAAAACTTCGGGTACTTAAACCTATCATAGCGTTGTAAAGCTAATTCAGGTCCAAGAAACATTGGTGATTTAGTCGTATCAATATTGTTGGTATTTAAAACTGTTTTCATGGTAAATTAAATTGCACATGCGCCACTTGCGCAGTTATCTTCTATTGCATTATCTGGTTGTTCCTCACCTAGACTTTGTTTATCACCGTCATCGGTATTATTATAATAACCAGTACGCCAACCTAATTTATAAGCAAGTAGAATTTCTTTTATTACTTTTGAATCAGGCAATGCACCTCCTTCGTAGTGAGCGTAATTATAGTACATGTTAGCACTAATACTCATATCAACCCATTTTTGCATTGCAGCAATAATTTTAATCATACCTACATTATCTTCCATTTCGTAAGCAAGGGTATAAGAGTTTTTATAATGAGTAGCATTTGGTACGATTACCGGTAACGTGCGAGACTTACTCTTTTTATAAGTCATGTAGCTTCTAATCGGTTCGATACCGTTAGTTGAGTTCTGAATAACTGAACTACTTTCACAAGGCATAATAGCAGATAGAGTGCTATGACGAAGACCGTTTTGTTTAATAATAGCTCTCAATCCTTCCCAATCCATAGTAGGCTTGCGAGTTACGAACTCATCAACTTCTTTCTTATAAGAGTCAATTGGTAACCATCCTTGAGAGTACTTAGTGCGGTCAAACTTAGTGCATGGCCCTTTTTCTTTTGCAAGAGTAGAAGATGACTTTAGTAAGAAGTATTGAATCTTCTCCATAAGTTCATCTGCTAAATTAGGTGCATCTTTTTCGTTATACTTTACACCTTTCTTCGCCATATAAGCAGCAAAGTTAGTAATGCCAATACCTAAGCTTCTACGATTAACGGTAAAGTTTTCAGCAGCTTTAACAAAGTAGCTTTGATAATCGATTAACTCGTCAAGCATGCGAACGGTAATATCACAAACCTTTTCCATTTCTGCATCTGATTTAATTTCAAATACATTGATAGCAGATAGAATGCAGATGCCGATTTCTGCATCAGGATCATCAATATGTTGCAATGGTTTGGTTGGGTGTAATACTTCAACGCAAAGATTGGTCATCTTAACTGAATCAAGCCAAGGACCTCTTTGATTGCAATGGTCGATGTTCATGAAGTAAATACGACCAGTTTCGACTCTCTCTTTTACAAACAAAGACATTAAAGAGCGAGCAGGTATAGACTTCTTAGTCTTTATTGACTTATCTTTTTCGTACTTTTCGTACAGTTCGTCGAAGTTTTCATGACCAAAAGCCTCGTATAAGCCCGTAGCTTCCTTAGCAGAGAATAAAGTAATATTCTCATTTTTGATGAAACGTTCATAAAACAATTTACTGAACTGGATGCAATAATCTAGCTTACGTACCCGGTTATCATCAGTACCGGAGTTATTTTTTAGAACCATTACATCTTGAATCTCATAATGCCAGAATGGAAAGTTTACTGTAGCTGAACCTCCTCTAATACCGTTTTGATGGCATGATTTAACAGTAGACTCCATTAGCTTGAGAAAAGGAATAACACCGGTATGAACTACCTCACCGTGTCTGATATCTGAGTTAATTGGACGCATTCGACCGAAGTTAAGGCCAATACCATATCTAGAACCTGTTGCATAACCTGCAGCAGTTGCAGATGCAAATATAGAAGGTAAGGTATCATCAACATCAATTAAGCAGCAAGAAGCATATTGACGAGTTTTACTTCTTACCCCGGCCATTAAAGGGGTCGGTAAGTTAATTTTAAAGTTTGAGAAGTAATCGTAAGCTCTCTGAACATATTCAAGTCTTGTTTCTTTTGGATATGCTCCGAAGGCAACCATAGCAATAATCATGAAAGCAAACTGAGGCGTTTCATAAATTTCACCAGTAATTCTATGCTGAATCAGATATTTGTCGCAAAGTTGACGAAGACCAGAGTAGGTAAAGTTGTAATCTCTATCATGGTTAATATATTCACCAAGCTTATTGATTTCAGTCTTATTGTAAAGTTCTACGATCTTTGAATCGTATACTTTAGTAATATCGATATTCTTTTCGATAAAGTCGAGAAGTTTAGGAGGGTTCTTACCACCCCAGATATCTTTTCTTAACTGATAAGATAGTAAGCGAGATGCAACATATTGATAGTTTGGTCTCTTTAGAGAGATCAAGTTTACTGCAGAGTCAATTAATACATTATGAATTTCGGTGGTAGTGATACCATCTTTCATTTGCAAATTTGCATTAATTTCGATATCGCTAACGTTTACATTATTAATACCTTCAACTGCCCACCCGACAATTTTATGTATTTTATCAACGTTATACTCTTCCTTTTTTCCGTTTCGTTTAAGGACCTTCATAGATAGATTTATATTTAGTAACTGACCCGGGTTATTATACTGTTAAGATAAACAATTTCAATGATGCAAATCTTTGAAAATCAAAAACTTTCTCATCTATATCCAGTAGGTGTTGGAATATTTTTTTATCAGAATTAAAAGTGTCGTCACATATCGATTTTAAGTTAGTAAAATCGATGGGATAAACACCTTGCTGAAAATAACCGTATGTCTCTTTACATTGCAGATTGAATTGAGAGATTAAATTTTCGTAAACTACAAGATTCATTAATCCTTGTTTTTCTTGACTCTTTAGAGTTTGCATTAACTTTTTAATATTATTGTTAGGGGTTAGAGTAATACCATAAAAAGGTATCATACCTGTTGGTACTCCTTTACTATCAGTAATAAAAGTAATAAACTTTTTAGGATTATATTTTTCGTTAAGTTTAATTCTAAGATTATCATATTCGTTTTTCATAACGAAGCCTAGAAATAAAACCGGGCGAATCGGGTTATCGGTAAAAGACGTTACATCTACTGGCTTAAAAGTGTGTTCTATATCAATCATGTTGTTTAAGTATAAAGGTGTTAATGAAGCTTTCAACGTCTTCATCTGATTTATTATAAGTAAAAGATGTTAAACCGTTTACAAAGCTATTACTGGCTTCTATTTTCTTATCTATTTCTTTCGAAATAGGTTTACTATCTGTCTTTTTACTTTTAATCATGCAGTCATTATATAAATAATAATATGGAATTCAATAAACTTGTTAATCAAATTTTGACAGAAGCTAAGAAAAAGAAACCTCTTATCGGTGGTCAAAAAAAGTTAGCAGCTAAAGCTGAACCAAAAGATAAACTCGACGGTAAAGACTTTGCTGCAATGAGAGCTGGTAAAAAAAAAGCCAAAGCCAAGTAAGCGAAGCTAGAACAGCTCCTTACGATAGCAGATTTACAAGCAGTACCAAAAATAGAGATTCTGCTCAAGGTGCTGTGAATACTGTGTTTAATGACCAATCAACCAAAGGTAATATTCACAACAGTCAAGTATTAATGCCTTTACCTAAATTACCGAAAAGACTTACTCGCCGGAAGAAACGCTAACAGGCTTTTTAGCAACTGATCTAACCATATTAGATAGCTCTACAGCTCTACCTTTTACTTGAGAAGCCCATTTACTATTAAGCATATCTTTTGATGCTTTATTAAAGTCTCTAGATGCTAAAGATTGTCTAAGATCTTTAAATTTCATTAACCTATTAATACCTAGGTTAAATGTCATATTAACAATAGCATGCTGTACTTGTAAAGGTAAAGTATTAAAATTAGGTACAAACTTTTTTGCGTTTGTTATAGCTATGTTTAAATCTGAATCAAATAAGCTTCTTATTTCAGTATCAGATAATTTTTTATTTTTAAACTTTGCAATTTCATTAGCTGTGACTAAGTGACCAACACCTATAGTCCAGTTACCTTCAGTATCTTTATACATTTGTGGTTTATAACCTTCATGCT